TCTGCGTCTACAAATGGAAACTCCTTATGCTCCGGGTAAAAATCCTTCCACTCTGGTTTGTCTTTATTTGCTTTTTGTGCGCAAATTGGACAACAAATCTCAGGTGGTATATCGGGCAAGTGCCTACACGCGACACAACGAAACCCAGCCTCTCTGAACAAATCGTCAGGTTTAGCCACATTTGGTCCTTTATACAAAGCCACACACAACTCTCTAACGCATGTTATGGGGTTTCTGAAACCTTCCATAAACCACTTAATTCGGGACTCCTCTTTTACGTTCTCAAGGGGCCCGTCATGAAATACCAGTTCATCCTGATACTCAGACATGGCCTCATCATACGTAACACTACCATCTTCCATTCTAGACGCAATCCATTCACCCTCTGGTTCAAACTGTATCTCCGAATCGAAACACGGGGGAGATCCTGGGGATCTCGCCCATTCTTGATCTTCATCCTCGTCGGTACTCACTTCCTCTTCTTTCTGTTCTACCTTACCTTCACTTAACACTTCACTCACAACTCCAAGGTCTTCCATTACATGCTGCTCCAAAATAGACATATCATCCAAGTCTAAAATTGTACTCCGTTGACGCCTAAAGCGGAATGGACGTAGCATCATCTCTAATTGCACATCACCATCCTGTCCTTCGTCTTTCTTCGGTGCCTCACCTGCATTATCAGGTCGTTTATCTGGAAAAGTCGCAACCTTATTACCACCAGCTACGTTCCGCTGTGGGCTAGGCCCCACCTGTCTAGCGACAGGGGGTTTGGCCTTCCCACGCACCACAACTTTATCACGTGGTTTGCGTTCAGCGAACTTTCTCATAGCTTTGTTGCTAGCATCCAACTTCTCCTTAATCACTTTAGGATCTGTGATACCAACTGGCACTATAAAGGCATTCTTCTTCTTTCCAAGCATTTTAGCAAATTGATCCATGTTAGCTCTATCCAAAGGCTTCTTCATCTTCTCAAAATAAGACTCAACTCCCTTACAAGCCGCATATATCACATCCCTAATGGAATGTATATTAGTCACCTTGTCCAAGTTAGTCCT